CAAACCACCCCACTCATTGAGTTAGAACTTCTTCGCCTCTTCATGGCGGATGAACGCAACTTCACAGATGTCGGGGATGAAGCGCCGCATCTCTACAAGCGCTACCTTGCTTCCTTCCGCACCAAGATGAACCAAGCACGACAGAACCTAGGCCTATCTAGAATCGCCAGCAAAGAGTTTGACGAAACGCCAAAGAGATCTGCTAGTGTCCTCACTGCCAGCGATGGTCGCGTATTCCAGAACACGATGTCAGGTCGTGCACAGATGCAGCGACATGAAGAGCGGCTAAAAGGAGCGAGCAAGTGAGAGAAGTATTTGGCTACATACTGGTAGTTCTAATCACATTAGCAACAACACACCTAATAACACGAGGAGCAACATGGCTAAGAAAGTAACTAAGAAGTTCACTGCAGATCTCACACTCAACGCAGAACAAGGTGGAGGATGGATGGCGGTTGTATCCCTCACTGCCGAAGATGGAACCTCTGAACTCACACAGTTGACTGCATGGAAGAACGCATCAGCAGGCAAGCGCTGGATTAAGTCAAAGGTATTGGAACTAACCCCACGCAAGAGCGTGAAGATGGTTGCTGGAGAGCAAGTAGATGCTGCAGGCAAGGTCACTTCATTTGCTGGCGAACTAACCTTCAAGGCATAGATGTACGACATCAGTGAACTATCTTCGCTAAAGCGACACTGGTTACTGCGCACATCCAATATCCCTACACGATTCTTAGGACTAGAACCCTCAGACATTGTTAAGAAGGCTGGATACTTTCCAGATGAGATACGTGACTGGATTGACACTGTCCTAGAAGGTCAGGTCATTAAGAACATTGGAAGCATTGGAACCACTGGCGTTGGTCTGCTCTTCGATGGTGGGCCAGGTATTGGTAAGACGACTCATGCAGTTGTTGCTGCCATGGAGATCATCCGCAGGTTGCCTGATGATGACGCTGCCCTTTGCCATGCCTTTGGTATCAAGACCTCAGACTTTGGTATGAGTTTTCGCCCTATCCATTACCTTACCTACCCAGAGTTCTTATCGTTAAAGAAGTCAACCTTTGATAGCGAGACAGACCACAGCGTTACCGACCGCATCGATGGGCTACATGGCAGGTCACGGTTTGACTGGCTCAATGTCCGCCTCTTGATCATTGATGATCTGGGCAAGGAGTACGGATCAAAGTACGACGATGCCTCCTTTGATGAAATTCTTCGCCTAAGATACGACAGGGCTTTACCAACAATCGTGACGACAAATGTTAAACTTGAGAACTGGGAAGCAAACTACTCAGAGGCTATGGCAAGTTTTGCCCAAGAAGCCTTTGTACAGGTCCCTATTGTTGGCTCAGACCTACGAGGCATGGCATGAAGGAGATGAGTATGGACACCAGTTGGCGCACCATACAGTTGTTTATCTCTGATCAGGGCGCTGGTGTCTTTGAGGTTGAGATTGATACTGAGAGTAAAGACACTCGCTGCACATGCCCAGTCTGGAAGAAGAAGGGCTCATGCAAACACACTCAGTACGTCAACATCCGCAGTCGAATTAACAAGGGTCACTACGCAATCAGTGTTCCTAAAGGTGTCAGCGAAGAAGAGGTTGCTGAGGCTATCGATGACCCTGTCCGTTTTAGAGAACTGATTTTAAAGTACTCTACTATTGAGGTCATATGAAGAATGGTGACATCTCGAACGAAACGCCTCCTCGTATTATTGTCCTTATTGACGTTGTGGTTATCAGCGAAATGGTGGACACAAAGAAACTACTTAGGACATCGACCGAGAAGAAGATAACTAGACTCAACGCCTTAGCGTTAAAGCGCCTGTGGGATTTAGGAAATAAGTACGGACTGTCATTAGAGTTAGCAGCATATGCAACAGATGACTGGACTGAGAAACACTTAGAAGATTTTATGGAGAGGCTAGACCGAAGAGGTGCCAACCCATTTAACTACGCAGAACTGTATGACGACATCGATAACTTTATTGATGACCTGCCCTACAGAGCAAACTTTAAAGGGGTAGTAGATTTACCTGGTAGAGTCGCTCGGTACGGGTCTTGGGGAGTAGAACTAGAAAACTTGTAGGAGGGGCACAATGGCAGCAGATAATGAGCATCGCTTAGTAAGCAAAGTGATTCGGGATAGAGATTTGCTCCCAGCCCTTCAACGTGATGTAAAGGCGAATTGGTTTCTTGATGATGACAACCGCCGTGTGTGGGAGTTCGTCATTACTCACTACAACGAGTACAACGAAGTGCCAACAGCAGTCGTCGTTAAAGACCACTATCCAAATTACAAGGTGCTCGACGTAGAAGACACCATTGATTACTTACTTGACACGATGGTCACATTCCGTCGCAACCTGCTCACTCGTCAAGGATTAGAGTCTGCGATTGAGCACCTGCAAGATTCCAATCACGAAGCAGCCCTCATCGCTATGGAGGGAACGCTCACCCGTGTTAACGAGCAGGGTGTCCTTGGCACTCACGAGATGGACTTGTCCAAGAATGTCGATGAACGCTACAAAGAGTATCTGTCACTGCAGAACCAAGAGTTCTTAGGAATACCTACAGGCTTTGAGAAGATTGATGAAGCAACTGCTGGCTTACAAGGCGGACAGTTGATCACGATCATCGCTCCACCAAAGACTGGTAAGTCTCAGATCGCTTTGAAGATCGCTATCAACATCCACGAGCAGGGCAAAGTCCCTATGTTCCAGTCTTTTGAAATGAACAACAAAGAGCAGCAGCAGCGTCACGACTCTATCCGCGCAAACATCTCTCACACTCGATTGCGCCGAGGAAAGTTAACACCAACAGAAGATGCTCGCTACATCGCTTCTCTTAATAGAATCGAGACAATGCAATCATTTCACTTGGTGGATGCAGTCAATGGATTGACCGTCTCATCATTAGCCGCAAAGATCCAACAGACAAAGCCAGACGTTGTCTTTGTAGATGGTGTGTACCTGATGCTCGATGAAATCTCAGGAGAGATGAATACTCCCCAAGCAATCACCAACATCACTCGTGGGTTGAAGAGGCTCGCACAGAAAATCAACAAGCCAGTGATCATTACTACTCAGACACTCCTATGGAAGATGCGTGGTGGCAAGGTCACTGCAGACTCCATCGGTTACTCATCATCCTTCTTCCAAGACTCAGACGTCATCTTGGGACTTGAGCCAGTAGAAGAGACAGATGAAGTACGTAAACTGCGCATCGTATCTAGCCGTAACTGTCCACCAACAGAGACTCCTATCACATGGAACTGGGAGACTGGTTGCTTTCATGACGAGGAAGAGATGACTAAGTGCCAGTTCTGTATGAAATACATGACTAGCCGCTGATGGATATAGAGAAGGTTCTTTTAAACCTAGACATCACAATGGTTGCCCAGCGAGGCGCCGAGATCAATGGCCTATGCCCTAAACACAAAGAGCGCACAGGCAAAGAAGATCACAACCCATCATGGTGGATTAACTCCAACACAGGTGCTCACATCTGTTTCTCCTGTGGATACAAGGGAAACATCAACTCCTTGGTTATGGATGTCAAGGGCTGTGACTACTTTGAGATGCAGGACTTCCTCAAGGAGAAGTCAGAATTACCTCTAGATGTCCTCATGAAACGGTTAAAAGATTTGCCTCAGTACATTGCCCCAGAAGAACCCATCGGTATGTCAGAAGCCCGCCTAGCGGTCTTTACTGATGTTCCAGATAAAGAACTCAAGAAGCGATTCCTAACCAGAGAAGCCGCAGATGCTCATGGAGTTGTCTGGGATTCAAAGAACAACGCATGGATTCTACCTATCAGAGAGCCGAATGACTTCACTCTCTGGGGATGGCAGGAGAAGGGTGCAGCAGGAAGATTTTTTAGGAACTATCCATCAGGCGTAAAGAAATCAAAGACAGTCTTTGGTGTGCATATCCTCTCTGACTCTGCACCTCTATGGGTTGTCGAGTCTCCACTAGATGCAGTGCGCTTGACTGGCCTTGGGTACAACGCCATCGCCACATACGGAGCCATCATCAGCGAAGAGCAGGGCAAGTTAATGCGCAGAGCAACTCAGTTGATCTCTGCCTTTGACAATGACCAAGCAGGAAAGAAGGCATCAGAACAGATGCTGGGATTCTCTCGCAAGTATGGGTTTGATCTTAGGTACTTTAACTACGCTGGCATTGATGTTAAAGATGTCGGAGACATGACAGAGAAGCAGATCGAGCGTGGACTAGAGACTGCCAAACATATGATCTATGGCAAGGAAGCATACGCATGACACTAGATGCACGCGGAGTTCCTACACATGCATGCCCTAACTGTGGGCATCTTGTACTAAAGATCAGAGCAATGTTTGAGGACTACGACATAGCAATGTGGTTTCTTGATGCAGAGTGTGATGACTGCGGCACCCTACTGACTGCCCCCACCCCCGTAGATAACCCTGAGAAACATGTCTTTTAAAAAATCTTTGAAACCATATCAAGTCGAGGCAGTAGCCAAGATGGTTGATCGCAAGAAGATGTTAGTAGCCTATGAGATGGGTCTTGGAAAGACCGCCATGTCTATCGCTGCTTTAGAAGGTATGCGTGACACACAGGACTTAGATGGACCGATACTTGTCATCTGTTTATCAAGTTTGAAATACCAATGGCAGAAAGAAATCGTCAAGTTCTCTGACTCAACATCCACAGTCGTAGATGGCAGCAAAACAAAGCGCACTACACAATGGGCAGAGTCTACGGACTACATCATCTGTAACTATGAAGCGGTAGTCAACGACTGGGAGATCATTAAGGATATTCAGTGGGGTGCAGTCGTGTGCGATGAAGCCACCGCTATAAAAGGCTTCCGTTCCCAAAGGGCCAAGAAGGTCAAACAACTCTCAAAGGATGTAAAGGTTAGGTTTGCGCTGACTGGTACACCTATTGAGAACGGACGCCCAGAAGAACTGTACTCGATTATGCAGTTTGTTGATCCTAATCTCCTTGGAAGATTTGATTTATTTGATCAGACGTTTATCGTGCGCAATCACTTCGGTGGTGTACAACGCTATAGAAACCTGCCTTTGTTTCACGAAAAAGTAAAACAGGCTTCAGTAAGAAAGACACAGACAGACGAAGACGTTGCACCATATCTACCAGATACTATTTACAGAGACCCGATCGTCGTTTCATTTGATGCTGACAATAAAAAACTCTACAAGTATATTGCCGAAGAACTTTGCAACGAATTGATAGAGGCACAGCAACTACTGGGTTCTGGGTTCTCATTGACGGCGCACTACGGTCATGAGAGCAAGCAGAGTGGACCAGCAGATGCAATGCGTGGGTCTATCATGAGCAAGATTACCGCGCTAAGAATGCTTTGCGATCATCCTGAGTTACTCTTTGATAGCGCCCAAAAGTTTGAAGAACAAAATGGTGAAGGAAGCGCATACGCATACAGTCTTAAAGATCGAGATCTTTTACTCTCTAGAAAATCGCATAAGTTAAATGCACTTAAGACCTATGTAGAAGATCACCTAGACACTGACCCAGATGCCAAGGTAGTTATCTTTACTTCATATGTGGGAATGCTCAAGAAGATCCAGGATCTAGTAGGAGGAACTCTCTATACAGGGTCTATGGATGCCAAAGAGAAAGAGGCTAGTAAGGAGAAGTTCCTTACTGATCCCGCGTGTCGCGTGTTTATTTCCTCAGATGCTGGTGGCTATGGTGTAGATTTGCCGAACGCTAACCTGCTGATTAATTATGATCTTCCTTGGAGTGCTGGACTATCCGTTCAGAGAAATGGCAGAATCAAGAGAGCCTCTAGCAGATGGCCTACTGTGATCATTCAAGACATGATCATGGAAAACTCCATAGAAGAACGTCAGCACGATATGCTTCAGCAAAAGAATGCCGTAGCAGAGGCCGTGTTAGATGGGTCAGGCATTAACTCCAAAGGCGGAGTTGACATGACGGTAGGAAGTTTGATAAATTTCCTTACCAACAAAAAATCATAGGGAATAAGGGGAGCACCATGGCGAGAGTACAGCCAACACAACCAAGAACTGCATCAGAAGATGACCTGCTTAGTCAGGCAAAGGAATATGCTTTCTCTAAGAAGCAGATTGAGTACTTTGAAGCAAAAGTAAAGACTCTGCGAGACAAGTTGTTTACACAGATTGAAGAACTAGGTGAAGTAGATACTGAGGGCCACATCATTCTGGATCTTCCAGAAGAGATTGATGGCATTAAAGGGTTTAAGAAGCAACGCCGCGTACAGCGTAAAGTCAACGAAGCAAAGTGTGAAGAGATTATTCAGGCTAAGAACTTAGGTGACGAGTTGTACAAGACTATCCGCGTTATTGACGAGGATAAGTTGATGGCTGCGTTGTACAGTGATCAACTCACAGAAGAAGAAGTTGAAGAGATGTACCCACAACAAATAACATGGGCACTCACAATGGATAAGGGATAAGATAACGGTATGCGCAACGACGAGGAGATCGATGCAATCTTTTCTGATCTTGAGTATCTTCCTGGTTCAAAGCGCAAGCGTCGTGATTTAGATCCAAAGGTTTCTCGCCGTAAAAGCGGTGAGACTAATGGTTGGGATGCAAACCCAATCATTAAAACACTCGGTGGTAAAGAGACAGAAGTATTCACTATCGGTGCGTTAGCGCAAGCGTTAGAGAAAAC